ACTCAATGAAAGGCGGCCTGCTGATGGTAAAGCATGGCGTTCCGGAGTTTGCGCTCGAGTCCCTTGAAACGCTGGCGGATAACCTTTCAATCGCCGCCGTCAGCGAACTTGCCGAGGCGGTCGGCCAGCTTGCAGGTACGGGAAAAAACTTCGAAAGCGTCCCGAGCGACGATTCACGTTCCGGTTAGCTCTGGCACTCGGCAAGGACGTCCGGGAAATTGAATCCTGGCCGGCCTCGCTGGTGCAGGAATGGCTGGAATTTTACGAGATCGAGCCCTGGGGCGCATGGCGCGACAATTTCCACGCTGCAATGGTGGCCTGCCTTATCGCCAATGCACACCGCGACCCGAAGAAAAAAGCATTTGGAATGAGCGAATTTTTCTACCTGGACGCGCAGACCTCTGCCGAGAAAAAGGACGAGGCACTTCTGGCGTTCCTCGAGGGGCTGGTAAAAGATGACTGACATTGCAAGGCTGACGGTCGTCCTCGAGGCGCAGTCGGCCAGATACGAAAAAAAAATTGAGCAGATACACGGCCAGCTTAAACGGTTCGAGAGGAACCAGCGGCAGACACTCGACAAAGTAGATCGAGGGTTCGATGCGGCAACCGCCGGCACGCGCAATTTGCGTCAGGCACTGATCGGGCTGGCCTCTGCGGCCACCGTGCGCGGCATTGTGAACGCCGGCATTCAGGCCGAACGGTTCGGCCGGGCGTTTGCAACCGCGACCGGCAGCGTGGCGGCCGGGCAGCGCGAGTTTCAGTTCGTCCGCGACGTCTCTAACCGTCTCGGCCTGAGTCTGCAGGAAACCGCCGAGTCCTACAGCAAGCTGACCGCAGCAGCCCGTGGCACAGCCCTGGCCGGCCAGGGCGCCCGCGATATTTTCGTCGGCATATCCAGCGCGGCGACCGTTCTCGGTCTGAATGCCGACCAGACGCAGGGCGCCCTGACCGCAATCGAGCAGATCATTTCGAAGGGCAAAGTATCCGCCGAGGAACTGCGCGGCCAGCTGGGCGAACGACTGCCGGGTGCATTCCAGATCGCGGCCCGGGCTATCGGCGTGACGACGTCCGAACTCGACGACATGCTGAAAAAAGGCGAGCTAACGGCCGAGGCCCTGCTGCCAAAACTCGCGGAGGAACTGCAGAAAACATTCGGGCCGCAGGTCGCCGACGCGGCGACCAGCGCACAGGCTGCAATAAACCGGCTGAATACCGCAATTTTCGACCTTAAGGTCGCGATTGCCAATAGCGGGGTTTTGGACGCCGTTGGGCAATTTGCCGGCGGACTGGCGACGCTCCTGTCTGGGGAAAGCGGGTTCGGGTCGAAGTCCGACGCACTCGAGGGCGCGATCGAGAGGCTGAAAAAAGAGCGCAATTTGCTGACGCAGCAGCTCGAGCGAACGACCGACGCGAACCTGCGGCAGTCCCTGGGCGAGGCTCTGGACCGGGTATCCGAGCAGCTGGAAAAGGTAAAAAGGCAGCAGATCGACATATTGACCGGTGCGTCAGGCGTCGATCGCGGCTCGCCCAGTAAGTCGATTCTCGGCGTCGCGGCCGCAAGCGCCGAGCTCGACAAGTTTTTCGCAAAACAGAAACAGGACCTCGAAAAGCTGCGGCATCAGTTCGTCAATCAGTTCGAGACGGCCGAGCAAGAGGTCGCGCGCGTCCTGGCAGACTTCGACATGGTCAAGCACCTTTTCCCGCCGGAGGAACAGGCCCGCATCATTGAGGCGATTAAGGCTCCACTCACCGAAGGACTCGAGGAAATTCGGATCGACGCGAAGATGCGGCAGACGGCAAAAAAAGGTTTCGACGAGCTGCAGGAAATGGCAAAGCAGGCCGCGCGAAACATGCAGGACGCATTCGCCGATTTTCTTTTCGATCCGTTTCAGGACGGCGTCAAGGGAATGATTAAAGCGTTTTTTGACGCAATCCGTCGAATGCTGGCGAACCAGGCGGCGCTCGAGGTATTCAAATTTTTGAAAGGTCTCGGCAAGTCTGGCAAGCTCGAGGAAATCGACATCAGCAGCCTGCCAAAGCCACGAGCCCTTGGCGGTCCGGTGAGCGCCGGGTCGCCGTATATCGTCGGCGAGCGAGGCCCGGAGCTGTTCGTGCCTGGCTTGTCGGGAACAATCCTGCCAAGCCTGCAGGGTGCCGGCGGGGTGTCCGTATCGCATAATATCGTCGTGAACGGCGCGGACCCGGCGAGGACCGCCGAGCTGCTGGCGCCTATCCTGGCGCGTAGCCGAGAGCAGACGAAGGCCGACATTCTCGAGCTGCGGGCAAAGGGCCGGCTCTGATGACAACGTATGCTTTCCCGTCGATTACGCCGAACAGCATGACCTGGTCACTCGAAAGCAACACGGCGGTCTACGTGTCGCCGCTGTCCGGGACGATTCAGACGATCGACAGAGGCGGCGAACGCTGGCGGGTTCTGATGAATTTTCGCAACCTGACCGGCGACGATCGCGCGGAGCTGCGCGCGTTCCTGGCAAAGCTGAACGGGCAGCAGCACCGATTCACGCTCCGCGACTTTTCCGTGACGAACCGCGGCGCCTTCGGCGGCACTCCGCTGGTCGTCGGCGCTGGTCAGACCGGCACGTCGCTGAATATCGACGGCGCGTCCGTGAGCGTTACCAACTGGATCAGGGCCGGCGATATGTTTTCGGTAAACGGCGACCTGAAAATGTGCGTCGCCGATGCAAACTCCGACGGCGGCGGCGCCGTCACGCTCACATTCACACCGCGAATCGTGACCGCACCGGCCGACAATGCGCCGATAACGACGTCTAACCCGACCGGCGTTTTCATGCTGGCGTCGCCGGTATCGTCGTGGATCAACACGCCGGGACCGGTCGGCGGATTCAGTGATTTTACGATCGACGCAATCGAGGACATCGCAGCATGACGCGCGGACTAGGCGCGACGAATCAGACGGAAATTGCCAAAACGCATGTGCAGGTCGTTTTGCTCTGCGGGCTTGAATTTGATACGCCGATATATGTGCACACCGGCATTGGCAGTATTTCCTATGACGGGAACACATACCTCGGCGTCGGCGATTTCGGAGGCGTCGACAGCATTGAAGAAGCCGAAAGCATTTCACCGTCGCCGCTGCGCTTGACGCTGTCCGGTATCGACTCGACGCTGATTGCCGAGGCGATGACGTCGGGACGTTACGGCGACCGCGTTACGGTTTATGAGGGTTACCGTCTAGACGACGGCTCCCTGGTGGCCGATCCGTGGATACTGTGGGCCGGTACGTTCGAGTTTCCGACAATCACGCTCGGCGACGATAACGGCGTCACGATTACCGGGCAGCATGACCTTTCCAAGCTCGACGATGCTAGCGGCGCGCGGTTTTCTGACGAGGACCAGCAGCGTCGATACGCCGGCGACACCGGTTTTTCCTATGTAGCGGACAGCGTCGATAAGGAAATAATATGGGGTGGCGGCCCGGTCCGGAATCCCGGCACCGATAACCCGCGCGACAACCGATGACCAACCTCGCCGCCGTCATCCGTGACTGGTCGGACCGGCCGTTCCGGTACGGCCTGACGGATTGTTGCCAGTTTGCTGCCGATGCGGTCAGGCTTCGCCGACCAGGCGACCCGATGCGCCGGTTTTGCTATTCGGACGAGGACTCGGCGCGCGCGCTGGTGAACCAGTACGGCAGCCTGCGGGATGCTATAGCGTCCGAGCTCGGGAAGCCTGTCGACGTGTCGGAAACGACCGACGGCGACGTCCTGCTCGTCGACAGCCCGGTATTCGGCCAGGCCGCCGCGATCCGCTACCGCGGCCGCTGCATAGTGCGAACGGCGACCGGCGTCACCGACTGGCCTTTGAGCCGCGCGGTCTGCGGCTGGCGGGTCTGACATGCCGCAGGCGGTCGCTGGTATTTTTCAGGCTGCAATCGCGGTCCTGACCTCCGCCGGAATCGCCGGCACCATTTCGCGAATTGCATTTGCGGCCCTGCTGTCGACCGTCTCGTCGAAGCTGTTCGGCCCGAAAGTCCCGCCGGCGGTCGGGCTGAGTTCACGCGACGTCACAGTCCGAAGCGCGCTGGAATATCGAAAAATCGTATACGGGCAGGCCAGGGTTTCCGGCCCGGTCGCCTACGTCAACACCAGCGACACAAGCAACAATCTGCTTTGGTATGTCGTCCCGATGTGCTGGGGCGAGTCCGAGGACCTGATTTCCGTCTGGATCGACAAAAACGAAATCCCGAAAGCTGATATAGCCTGGACGGCCGGAACGGGCGGCGCCGATGGTACGGGCACCGGTGAGGTTTCCACGGCGCGCTGGGTCGGTGCCAGCTCGTCGAGGGCGGTCAAAGTTCGCTATTACCTGGGCGAGGACGCGCAACCGGTCTGCGGCGCCCTCGACACGGCGCACACGGAAATCACGTCTACGTTTCGGCTGCGCGGCGTGACGTATTGCGTTTTCGAACTGCTTTACAACGAGAACACCGAACAGGTCTGGCAGTCCGGCGCACCCGGTAACCTGGCCGCCGTCATCAAGGGCCGAAAAATATACGACCCGCGCCTCGATTCGACGAATGGCGGTTCAGGCGCTCACCGATACACGGACGCGACGACCTGGGAATGGTCCGATAATCCAGCGCTGTGCGTC